ATAAAAAAATAAACTTTAAAAAACAAATAGAGATTGCAATAAGTAAAATTGGTAGCATGAGAAAATTAGCTATTTTTTTAAAAATACCCTACCGCACTTTGCAAGATTGGAAATTAGGGAATAGAGCACCGAATGCTTTTGTTAAAGCAGCAGTAATTCAAAAAATAATAAGATTGAATGACACAGCTAATTAAGTTAACTTATAAATAACATGGAGTGTTGATATGCCTAAAGTGAAATCAAAAAAACAAGCAGGTTTGTTTGGTGCAGTAGCTGGGGGAGCTAAAACTAAAGCTAAAGGTTTAACAAAAGCTGAAGCTAAAAAACGTCTAAAAGGTGTTAAAGTTTCTAAATTGCCTGTAACAAAAAAGAAAAAGAAATAAGCCAAGGAGGCTTGATGGCCAAAATCGGAAGGCCTAGTAAATATAATCCAGAATTCCATCCAAAAGATCTTATAGCACGTGCTGAAAATGGTGAATCTATCACAGAATGTTGCGCCGCGTGGAGCATTAGTCGAGAGCTATTTTATCAATGGTGTCAAAAACATGACGCATTTCTTGACGCGTTTAAAATAGCTGACCCAAAACGTCATGCATGGTGGATGAATTTAGGTAAAGCAGCAATGCTCGGCTCTGCTACTTACGCAGGTAAGCCAGTAAAGATTAGCTTAGGTTTTTATATATGGCTAACTAAAAACATGCTCAATTGGTCGGACAAAGTTAAAATTGAAGACCCTGCAATCAAAGAGGAATACTCCAGACCTGATTCAATGATCATCGATGAACCAGAAGATAAGACTTAAACATTACAAACAAATTGAAGTCCTTGATGATCCTACGCGTTTTAAATTTGTAGTAGCCGGTAGGCGAGGTGGCAAAACTAAAATGGTTGTAGAGGACATTCTGCAAAGTGCTTACTCTGCAGAATGGGCAGCTGAGTTCTTTTACATCGGGCCTACAAATGCTCAGGCTTACGAAATTATTTGGAATGAGATTGAAGAGAGACTAAGAGAACTACGCTGGGAGTATGAACCATTAGTATCTAAACGTCGTTTTGAGTTATCTAAAAAGCGTAAGATCTATGTAATTGGTGCCGAGAAAATACGCAGAATACGTGGTCATAAAGTTAAAAAGGCTTATCTTGATGAGGTAGCATTCTTTACAGTTCCACTCTCTGAAGTATGGCGTGCAGTACGTCCAGCGTTGTCTGATCTTATTGGGGGTGCTATACTTACGACCACACCTGACGGTAAGAACGCTGATATTTACGATTTTTATCTAGAAAATAAAAACAAAGAAAACTGGAAGTATTTTTTATGGAGGACTGTAGATAATCCCTACATTTCACGTGCAGAAATTGAAGAAGCTAAAAAGGAGTTAGATGAAAAGTCGTTTAGGCAAGAATATGAAGCTACTTGGGAATCTTTTGAAGGACTTGCATACTACTCTTACAATATGGATAAAAATGTTGCTCCAAATCCCGAACTTATACCAAATTTGCCTGTTGATCTTGCTCTTGATTTTAACGTTAACCCAACCACAATCCTGGTATGTCAATCAGCCCCACTCATGGCGTATGTTAAGCGAGAATACTCACTTAAAAACTCATCCACAATCGATACCGTAAAAGCTTTTATTCAAGACTTCTATTCAAAACGTAATGATATAAGACTACGGATCTTTGGCGATGCTGCTGGAAACAATAGAAGCTCTAATACTGGCAAGTCGGACTACTTCTATTTAAAAGATCTACTCACACAAAGCGGATTTAAATTTGAATTCTGCGTGCCATCTAAAAATCCTGCTATTGTGGATCGCGTCATGCATATGAATTCATGGCTAAATAGTTTTAATGGTAATTCAAGGATAACTATCGATCCTAGTTGCAAGGAATTAATACGAGATTTAAGCTCGCAAGAGCTTGATGGCCGTGCGCCGGTTGCTGGAAAAAATAATTTAGGTCACAAAGCTGACGCTTTAGGCTATTATATTAATTGGCTACAGACGATGGATAGTCGCAAAAAACAAGGAACTGTGCAGTTATAAGGACATAACTATGCTTAGACAAGAAATTCCAACACTTTTAAATTACGTTGAAGAACAAAAGAGTACATTAGGACATAATCATCAACTCTTTGATATCTATGAAGGTGATCTACTTTCATACGTCATTGAAGAACTCAGATCACAACTATCAATTGAAAGCTTTGATAAAGCTAAGCATAGAATAGCTCCAGTAAACATACTGAAGCGTGTGATTGATAAGCTAAGTAAGATATATTCCGTACCACCAAACCGTTGGCTTGAGATTGAAAAGAAAGCTGATGCAGATCTATTTGATTGGTATCAAAAGCAATTTGATATTAATACAACCATGCAATTAGCTAATGAGTTTTTTAACCTATTTAAGAATTGCGCAATTGAGCCTTATGTAAATAATGGTGTACCAGCGCTTCGTATTATTCCAAGCGATAGGTTTACGGTATACTCCAATGACTTTATAGATCCGACTCGCGTTACTCACTTTATTAAACATGCTGGAAAAATTAAAAAGACTAAAACTAACGGAACTCAAGCAGAGACCAAAAAAGTAGATCTTTTCTTTATATACACAGATGAAGAGTTCCTGCCCGTCGATAGCGAAGGGGATATAGTTCAGGAAATACTAGATGAGCTAAACAATCCTGAAGGCGTTAACCCTTACGGCAAGATACCTGCAGTCTACATCAATCGATCAAGACATAATTTAGTACCAATCGCGGATACGGATACACTTAAAATGACTAAGCTGTTTCCTGTTCTGCTTAGTGATCTAAACTATGCAGTTATGTTCCAATCATTCAGTGTGGTGTACGGGATCGACGTTGATGATCAAAACATTACTATGTCTCCTAATGCATTTTGGAGATTTAAATCAGATCCTACCACAGACACAAAGCCTGAAGTAGGAATGATTAAGCCACAAATCGATATTGAATCAGTAATGCGTTTTATTGCTTCACAGATCGCGTTTTGGTTACAATCTAAAAACATTAGACCTGGACAGGTCGGAGATGTTAGCGCAGAGAACTTTTCTTCGGGGATTTCTAAGATCGTAGACGACCTAGATACTTATGAAGATCGTCAAAAGCAAATACCATACTTCATGGCTGCAGAAACTGAGCTTTGGGACTTAGTTATGCACTACATGCATCCAGTGTGGGTTAAGGAAAGTCTCATCGACGAGAGAAGATTATTTTTACCAAATCAAAAAGTGCACGTAGAGTTCGCTCCTCAAAAACCTCTTGTAAGTCGAAAGGATACGCTTCAGGAGATCAAAGCAGAGATGGAGCTTAACCTCATGACACGCAGGGATGCAATTATGAGGTTAAATCCAACCATGACTGAGGATCAAGCTAACGAGTACATGCAAGAGATCGATGAAGCTAACGTAGTAGAAATTGAGGAGCCTCAAGAAGGCGATATTATTAAACAAGCTGAGGAAACTTAATGTCGGCTACTTGGCAGCGCGTTAAAATTAAAATACCTAAAGCTTATGGGCCAGCTGAACGTGCAGCTATAGGTTCAGAGATTGTAAATCGTATTGTAGAACGTTCTAGAAAAGAAAATGTAGATAAGAATGGTAATCCATTTCCTAAATACACTACAGGCTATACTAATAGCTTAGATTTTAAGATTGCTGGCAAGCGTAAGGGAAAAGTTAACTTAACACTCTCAGGCGACATGCTGGATGCATTGCAAATGCTATCTCAAAAGCCAGGTGAGATCACTGTAGGTTTTAAAAATGGAACACCTGAAAATGCCAAGGCAGACGGCAATATTAAAGGTACTTACGGTCAGGCAACTCCTATTAGAGGCAAAAAACGTGATTTCTTAGGCTTAAAGCGAGATGAATTACAAAATATATTACAACGCTTTCCACGTGATGAACGAGAAAAAAGTAAAGCTCGTGCCGAACGAATAGTTAAAGCTCAAAAATTAGCAAAGGAATTGCTATGAGCGTTAAA